ACAGTAATTGTTCACAAAAAAGGTGAATGTTTTTATACTATTAACGCATTAAATAGACTTATTGAATCTATAAATAATTTAGAAAGTGGTAATGTAAATCACAAAGATTATAAAATAGATTGGAATGATTATCAAAATAAATTGATAATTGTTAAACATAATGAATTAAAAATAATAGACATAAAAAGGATTTTTTCTTAAAAATATAATATTTATATAAAAACAAACATTATGGAAAAGAATAAAAATGGACAAAATCTTAATGACAACCTAGATGAATTTTTAGGTAAGAACAAAAATAACGACACAAAAGAATGTGTTGGTGATGAATGTATGATTAACGATGGAAAAGAAATCGTTGAAAGAGTTGATAAGATTTACAAAACTAACGATGGTAGACAATTATTAATGTAATATGAAAAAGAAAAATTTATTAGAAGAACTAAATAGACACAAACAACTATTAGAATATAATTTCTATGTAGAAGAAAAAAAGGATGGTGAAGACTTTAATGGTGATTTACTATTGGATGATATGTTTTTAACAGAACAAGATCCTATACCTGATGATGAAGAGGAAGAAGTAGATGTTGATTTAGATTTACCAGAAGAACCAACAGACGAAGAAATACCAACAGATGAAGAACCTATGGGTGATATTATGGGTATGGAAGATGAAGTTGAAATAGAAGATGAATTTGCGGATGAACCTATGATGGATATGTCTTCTGATGAAGATACTGTTGAGGTTGATGTTACAGACATAGTTGATAAAACTGAAGAAACAAAAGATTCTGTTGATTCAGTAAATACAAAAATGGATGAACTTTTATCTAAGTTATCTGATTTGGAAACACAAGTAACAGGTATGGACAATATCATTAATAAAATTGATGATTTAGAAAAAGAAATTGAAAAAAGAAATCCAACACCTGTTGAAAGATTAGAAATGAGATCTATGGATTCATACCCTTATAGTGTTAAGTTAACTGATTATTGGGCTGACAAAGAAGGATATGAAGTAAATGGTGAAAAAGAAGAAGAATATATATTGAAACAAAGTGATGTTGAAGACTTTAATGTTGACGAAATAAAAGACTCATTTAACTCATAATTTGTTTTATAATTCTTTAAATATATTTTTTATTTATTTTTTCATTTAAAACCCGATTTTTTCGGGTTTTTTTTATTCATATATTGACTTTTTAAAAAACGTTTACTATACTTAGAAAAAATTGTTTAACTAAAAACTTATAGAAATGAGTAACATTTTAGATTCTATTCTTTCTCAATATGAGAAGAACACACAGGAGAAGTCTTCTAAACGCATGTCTAGTCAAGAAAGACTTAAAAAGTATTTCACCGAAAAACTACAAAAAGGTGTTAAGTCTGCGACTAGAAAATTTAGATTTCTTCCATCTAAGGATGGTAAATCACCATTCAAAGAAGTTTACTATCACGAAAAAAACGTTAATGGTAGATGGGAAAAAATTTATTGTAACCATTTGAATGATGGTGAACATTGTCCTCTTTGTGAAGCGAAGAATGCATTGTACGAAGAAGGTTCTGAAAAGGCAAAAAAATTGGCTAGTGAATTTATCCCTAGAAAATTTTATGTTGTTAAAGGAATTGACAGAGAAAATGAGGATGATGGTGTTAAATTTTGGAGGTTCAAACACAAAAAGACTGGTGATGGTGTTATGGACAAATTGATTCCACTTTTCCAACAAAAAGGTGATATCACAGATGCAAGAGAAGGTCGTGATATTATTATTACTACAGGTAGAAACGACAAAGGTTATTCCGTTGTTCAATCTATTATGCCTGACGATCCTTCTATTCTCACTAACGAAAAAGAAAAGGCGGATTTGTGGTATAACAATGAGGAAACACATAAAGATGTTTATTCTAAGAAGAGTGAAGAATATCTGAACATTGTTGCAACTAATAAGACACCTGTTTGGGACTCTGAACAAAGTAAGTACGTTGCGGAAGAAGATAGAGAAGAAAAAGAAACTGCGTCTTTAGAAGAAGAAATCAATTTAATGAAAAACGGAACTGAAAACATCTTTGGTGGTACACCTAATAATGGAAGTGGTGAGAATTCAAATGATGATTCAGACGATGAACTACCATTTTAATTATGCCGAAAAGAAAACCTTTAAAGAAAAAAACAATAGATTTTTCGTCAATTAGGAAGAAGTTTTCATCTAGTGATAAATATAAAGAACAAAAATATTTTGATCTAGGTGAAGCCTTCCAAAAGGCGACAGGTTTACCAGGACCAGCAATGGGACAAATCAATATGTTCTTAGGGCATTCTGATACTGGAAAAACAACAGGACTTATCAAAACTGCGGTTGATGCACAGAAAAAAGGAATTTTACCTGTTTTTATTATTACGGAACAAAAATTCAGTTTTGAACATGCAAAAACTATGGGTTTAAAAACTAACTATATTGAGGAAGTTGATGAATCCACAGGTGAGGTAAATGCGTATTGGGATGGTTTCTTGTTATACAAATTAGGGTTTAACTATATTGAACAAGCATTTGAATACGTTAACGAAATATTAGATGCACAAAGAGATGGTGATATTCCTTATGATATTGTATTCCTTTGGGATTCTATTGGTACTATACCTTGTAAAATGTCTTTCGATGGTAAAGGTGGTAATCAACATACTGCGAGAGTTATCTCTGAAAAATGGGGTATGGGATTGGCACAAAGAATTACATCATCAAGAAAAGAAACTGCACCTTTTACAAATACAATGATATTCATAAACCAACCTTGGGTTGAATTACCTGATAATCCATTTGGACAACCAAAGATTCAACCAAAAGGTGGACAATCAATTTATTTGTCTTGTGCTTTAGTATTCTTATTTGGTAATCAAAAAAGTTCGGGTATCTCTAAGTTATCTGCAACTAATAAGGGTAGGAAAGTTAATTTTGCAATCAGAACAAAAGTTGGTATTCTAAAAAATCATATGAATGGTTTGGGATATGCAGATTGTAGATTATTGGCAACTACACACGGATTTATCGAAGATGATAAAAAGGCGATAGACAATTATAAAAATGATTATAAGGTTTATTGGTCTGAAATATTTGAAACTGTTGGTTCTGAATCAAAAGATTTTGAAGTTGTTGAAGATGATTTTATGGAAACACCTGTTGATTACAGTGATAATTGATTTCTTAACTTTGAAATTATGAATTTTGAAAAGACCTAATAGACACAAAGTTTTCACAAAAACATTACTAGTCGATGGTGATTCATTAATTAAAACCGCCTATTATGGTGCTAAGAATTTATATTCTAATGGTGTCCATATAGGCGGTATTTTTCAATTCCTTACAATGTTAAGGAAAATGTTAAATGAAAACAGATTTGACAAAGTATATGTTTTTTGGGATGGTAAATTTAGTGGTAGACTTAGATATGACATATATAAAGAATATAAGTCAAATAGGGACAAAGATTTCTATGTAGAACAACCACCTTCAAAATTAGATTTATACTTACAAAAAGAAAGAGTAATATCTTATTGTGAAGAGTTATTTATTCGTCAATATAGAGATGAAATCATTGAGGCGGATGATTGTATCGCCTACTATGTAAATAACTTGTCAGAAGGAGAAAGAGTGGTTATTATGAGTAATGATAGAGATTTATGTCAACTCATAGATGATGATGTAAGTGTTTACGTTATTAATCTAAAGAGAACTGTTACCAAAGAAAATTATTTAAACCATTTCAATCATATTCCATCCAATCTTAAATTAATTAAAATTATATCTGGTGACAATAGTGATAACATCAAAGGTATAAAAGGTATTAGTGAAAAAACATTACTTAAATTTTTTCCTGAATTAACTGAAAAAACTTTGACTTTGGAATATATTTTTAATAAAATTGAGACAATACAGAGTGAAAGAAAAAGTAGGTTAAAAACCTTAGATAATATCTTAAATAGAGTAACTGTTGGTGTACAAAAAGAAAATATATTTGAGGTTAATGAGAAGTTAGTAAATTTGAAAAAACCTTTGTTGACTGAGGGTAGTAAGAATGATTTAGATGATTTAATTCATTCCACAATAGATCCCGAAGGTAGATCAACAAAGAACGTTTTAAAAATGATGGTTAGTGATGGATTAATGACTGCCATACCGGGTGGACAAGATGGTTATATAAAATTTTTAGAACCATTTTTACCACTAATAAAAAAAGAAAAAAAATTTTTTAAAAAATCAAACATTTAGTAAAGATGAAAAAAACTTATAAAAAGTATCCTTTTGAGTTTATGTTTTTAATAAACGATAATCCTATTGTTGGTAGAAATTTCCCAATAAATGGTTTCAATAAGAAAAGTATTTTATCTTATGAGGTTAAGGAAGTTGTTGACGATATTGTGTCTATGATACAGAGATTCTTTAAGGATAAGAGTTGTGAATATCTTTACAGATATCATAACTACTACAACCATAAAGATACGGTTACTATTGATGACGTATATGAAGATGAAGACATATTTAAATTCCAAATTAAGTATAAGGGTAAAGTAATATCTTCTAGAATATTTTCAGGAAATGACTTCCCACCGAAGGTTAGATATGATGTAGATATTAGAAAAATTATACCTAGAATCATTGAAAAAATACAAGAATCGTTAAGTCAAAAAAAATATACTCAAAAATATCTCGAATATGACTTGACTGACATATTTATTAATAAGTAAAAAATAAAAAGATGGCGAAAAATCAAAGTTTAAATTTAGGGTACTTAGGACATACGTTTCAGGTAAAGTTATTGAAACAAATTATTGAGGATCATAAGTTTTCTGAAGGTATAATACCTATTGTTAACCCTAATTACTTTGACAACGAGTACATGAGAATTGTTATCGTTAGTATTAAAGATTTCTATGAAAAGTACGATAAAATCCCTACTTACAATACAATATCGAATATTATTAAAACTGAGGTAAAAAGAGAAATACCTAGAGAAACTGCGATTGAGTTATTGAAGGAAGTCGAAAGTACCAATAGTAAAGACTGTTTACACACACAAGAAATTGCCATTAAGTTCTGCAAACAACAGGAACTTAAGAAGGCTACACAAAAGATTCAGAAGATTTTAGATACTGGAGATTTTGATAGATATGAAGAATGTGAAGAGTTAATTAAACAGGCTATATTGGTAGGTTCTAATAAGGATGAAGGTATTGATGTTTTTCATAAAATCGAAGATGTTTTAGAAGATGACTTTAGAGATCCTATACCGACAGGTTTGGTTGGTATTGATGGTTATATGGGTGGTGGACTTTCTAAAGGTGAGTTAGGTGTTATATTAGCGGCGTTTGGTGTTGGTAAAACAACATTAATGACTAGAATGGCGAATAACGCATATTTAGAGGATAAAAATGTTGTACAAATATTTTTTGAAGACAATCCAAAGGTGATACAAAGAAAACACATAACATGTTTTACTAGTATTGAACTCAATTCTCTACAAACTAGAAGAGATGAGGTTAAAAAACTTTTACCTAAATTTAAAAATATGGGTGGAAATTTAATACTAAAAAAGATGCCTAGTGATGGTACAACTATACCACATATAAAACAATACCTTAAAAAATTAATATCAAGTGGTATAAAACCTGATATTATATTTTTAGATTATATTGATTGTGTAGTACCGACTAAAAATTTTGATAACGAATATAGTGGAGAAGGTAATGTAATGAGACAATTTGAAACTATGTTAACAGAATTAGATATTGCGGGTTGGACTGCGGTACAAGGTAATAGAAGTGCAATTGGTGCAGATTTAGTGGAGGCACATATGATGGGTGGTTCGATTAAGAAAGGACAAATAGGACACTTTATTATGTCTGTTGCAAAAACACTAGAACAGAAAGAAGATGGTACTGCGACACTTGCGATATTAAAATCTAGATTTGGTAAAGATGGTGTTGT